GTAAAATCAATTCCTAAGTCATCCGGTGATGGTAATGGTTCACTATCATCAGTGTCTAAATCCATATCTCCACCGAAATCATCTCCACCATCTAGACCTAATTGTGTATCTAAGTCTAATGATGAACCACCACCGCCTCCACTAAATGAGCTGCCACCACCGAAGCTTCCACCGAAGTCATCTCCACCAGCACCAAAGTTATCACCTTCCATAGGCATTCCACCATTAGCTTCAAGAGCTTCGATTTCTTCTTGAATTAAATTAATAATCTCAGAGTCTGTAATAACAGTTGATATTAAGTTCTTTAAGATTTTTAATTTAGTAGTAGGATTTTCTATTTCACTTACTAAGTTCATAATATCACTTGTGATAGCTACTTTAGATGATAAATTATCTCTTCTATCAATTTCTTCTTGTGTTGTAGGTGCTTGCATTCTAATTGTAAAGTTATTAATATAGTTATTTAAGCCTTTATCTAACAACATTAAATTAATAGCATCAGTTAAAGCTTGTGTAATACAATTTTGAATTCTTTTAATCATCTTAGCATATCTTGAAGATATAATTGCTAATGATTGACCGCCATTAAATCCTGCACCATCATCTGTTAAACCAAAATATTGTTTTGGAATTCTCATAGCTCCAAAGAATTTATTTTGGAAATAATCAATATCAGGTAATTGTCCTACATTTAAATCCCCACCAATTTGGTCTGCTGTAATAGCACCACGACCATTATAAGTAGGTACATAAATATTATTTTCAATAGGACCTGGATTTGTATATTCAGAAATACTTTCACCAGCACTTAATGAAGCTTTTTGTTCCATTAAAGATTTAATACCTTGAAGGTGTGGTCCTACCATTTCTTTTGGCATATCACCAACTTCAACATTAATTAATCTAACGATTGCTGATTTAGTAATTCTATTTAATAACATAGAATTTTCTAATAGAGATAATTCTCTCCATATTTTAAATGTATTATATAATAAAGATTGTCCACGTTTTACTGTGTAGTTTATTCCATTATCACTTTCATAATTAGCTTGGTCTAAGAATAATTTAACTTCTTCAGGTACTCTCATAGAATTATCTTCTAAACAAGCATGAACAAATTTATCACCATTAAAGATATTAATATCATTCTTTAAAAATTTATATTGAAAATATTGGTTCATCATACTATTTTGATTTGAGTTTAATGAACTACTGTTTATATCTGCTTTAATATAACCACTTGTTTTACCAAATCTTGTTAATTCAAACATTTCAGCTGGGTTTGAAACCATTTCAATATAATGCACATATAAATCTTTTTTACTATATAAATTAATATTTACATCTTCTTTTAAGTCTTGTTTATTTTCATTTAAATTTTGCTTAGGTGTAACCTTATAATCAAAATCTTTTGAAGTTGTAAAGAAAGTATCTTCATTATATTCTGAATTTCTAAATAGTTGTAAATATAAATCACCATATTTACATAATGAATAAACCCATTTATAAATATTTTTATCTACTTGCATACTTTCTAATAAGTATGAAATATATTTTGCTACCTCTGGTTTGTCAGACTCACACCAAACAATTTGTCCAGCGTCATTATATTCTGTAGCATCTTCTGCATAAGTTTCAAGTATTGCAGCTATAATTGAGTCTTCACACATTTGGTCAAGTAATTTATATAATTGGTCTCTTCTTTGTGATACTTGTGTAAAGGAATTAATAACAGATAAATCTATTTGACTTGATTCACCTGCTGTAGCAACATTAGTTGCAATGCCTTGATTTAAATCAATACCAATACCATGTTCAGGTTTAGGCATAGATTTAATTTTTTTATTATAGGCTGTTTCATCTTTTACAACAGCAGTATCATCAACTTTAGATTTGTCTAAATCAATGTTATTTAAATCTGCCATTTATTTCTCCTTACCAATATATTATACCTTGATTTAAGTATGCTGGTTTATATACCTGTGCAGGTCCCATACCAAAATCTAGGTGTCTAAATTCACTTTGAGTTTGTGAATTATTATTTGAATTATCTTTAATAAATTTAGCTGGATTTTCAGCTGGTTTATTTGATGTATTATTTATTGAATTTTGAGTTTGTTGAACTTGTCGTGACATTGGGTCCAATAGTTTTTGAAGTTCCTGTTCAAATTCAACAGTTAATTGTTTTTGTTGATTTGCAGCAGATGTAGCATCTTTACTTACACCTACAATCGTCTCTAATGTTTCACCGAAATCAAATGCATATTGTTCCGCATTCTGTGAAGCATTATATACAGAACCACATATAGCGTCGACCATATCTTTTGATCCTGTACTACCACCATCTGGGTGGTCAATTTTACCATTGCTGTCTCTTTCAAGTCCTAAGAATTCTTCAACCATTAAAGCTGATTCAGGGAGTTCAATTCTTTCTTCATAAATAGTATTTTTTAAATATTGATATGGTTTACATATTCTATCTGAATCTACACGGTCAACAGATATAACATCATATTCATACCCTTTAGCTTTTAATTGTTGTCCAGTATCTACAGATTGGAAAGTATCTGATGAAATACCTTTAATATTAAAACCTTGTTCTCTTAATCAATATATAAACTGTCTATTCTTTTCAAAAGATACTTGATAACCTTTTGGTGCTTTAATAGAAACAGCAAATGGAATTCTATAGAATAGTTCTCTACTTGGTGGTTGACCTTCAACTGGAGGTTTCTTACCAATAATTCAAGTTCCTGCAAGACCTGTTTTGTCTCCACTAACTGACATATCGTAGTGAATATATAACGGTCTTGATTTTAATATTGGGTCTATTCTTTCTAAATCAAAGAAGTCCCAATATTGTGCTCTATCATCAGGTGCATTACCAACTTCAATAATATCTCTAATAAATGCATTTCTAAATTTATCTGATTTACAAGCAGCAAGCCTTGGACCTGAGATATATTTAGATGAATTACTTGTTGAGATACCTGCAATATCAGTTAATGCAATATCAATATCATCTATGAATTGTTCATAATAACCCATAGGAACATCTAATATACGATAGCCTTTATTTCTTCATAAAGTTAATTCTTCTTCCGTTACATTTAATGGTAATACTTCTGAATTTAAAAATTTATTACCTAATGCAACTTTAAATTTATTTGGACTATCTTTATCTGTACGAATTACCCATTGAGGTTCATCAATAACTAATACTGTTTTACTTTCTTGCTTTTTCTTATTAGCAATAAAAGTTTCCATATAAGATTGTTCAGTTCTTTTTGATGATGCAAGTACTAGTAATGTAGGGTTCTTTTCCCCTTTCATAAAACGAGATTGCATACGAGCTGAAGCAGTATTAACTAATGTTTTAGCTTTTTCTTTTTGTTTACCAATATCTTGGTTTGGTTGGAATGAAATTTCATCAAAGAATGCCCAGTATACAGCACGACCAATAATATGTCTTGATAATGAACCAGCAATTAATTCAATTCCCTTTGGTGGATTTCAAACTATATTAGATGTACCACTTACAGTTCCTCTGGCCATGAACCAAGGTGAAGATTGTAATAATTGTTGACATTTGTCCCAAGCAACACCCTTAGATGCATCTAATGTGATATTCATAAATGCAAATGTAATTTTATCTATTGGTTGTAGCCCATAGTGTAAATATGGATCTTTTAAACATAACATTCTATATAATTCATATAAACCACATAACACTGCTACAAATGATTTACCTAAACCAATCGCACCAGATAATGCTAGTGTATTATATGCTGTATCTAAATTATTTGGAAATATCTTTTTAAGTGTTTCTACCCAATAAGGGAACACTGTAAACTTACCTTCTTCATTAACAAGACCTTTACCTAAGTAATTTGGGTCTCTTAAAAAAGTTTCTATATCTACAGGGATTTCTTCATAATCTTCATATAAAATAGTATCAAATGTTTTTGATACACCATTTGATGAAAATTCATTTAATATTTTTAAAACTTCTTGTTTTTCAAGGTCAGTTAAACCTTCTAATAAGCTTTCATCGTAAGTCATTGGCTACACGACTCCTTTATCATATTAATAATTAGTTACAACTAAAACTGGAAATTTTTTATCCCAACCAAACAAATCTCCTAATACATACATTCTATGTCTACCTTCTTGTTGATTAGTTGCTTTATTTAACATTGGAATACATAATTTCTTTTTATATTCAGTAATTACTTTCTTAAGTGTATTAATAACTCTATCATTCTTTACTAAATCTATTTGATAATCTTTTGTTGTACCAAATATATCTGCACAATGTTGAAAATATTCATTAGGTGTCATTTGAATTATTTCACCTGTAACACCTTTTGCTTTTTGCATATATTCTAAATCTTTGGGATTTAAGAAATTACGATAATAACTCATTTCATGTTTAGTAGTATCTACTACATCATTACCATTAATATCAGCAGTTTCATAATCTCAAATATTTTCATCTTGATTTAATCATGCTTCATCTAAATTTTCTTCATCATCAGGTATATCAAATATATCAATAGAGTCCCAGTCAATTTCGTTTAGTTCATCACTAAGTCTATAATTAAATGCATCCTCATCAAAATCATACCAATTATCATTATAAAAACGAAAATTATCACCTAACTTATCTAAAAATGCTTTATATGTACAATCTAATAAATCACTTGAATAATCATTTAAGTATGACCAAACATCTTCTAAATTATTTGTTACAAAATCATTTGATATTATTGCTAATACTTTTGAGGTATTATTACCATCAGTATAAGGTAGCAATACTTTACAACCATCTGGGACAGCATCATAAAATGCATTATTAAAGTCATTTAAACAAGCTGCTTGAGAACCAACATCTAGTCCTTCACCATATGCAATAGAAAAAGCATTATGTAATTCAGAACTTAAAATATCTTCAAGATTTTCTTCATTAATACCATGTGCTAACAAAGTTTCTTGATTATCAGTACTTATTTGTCCTCAATAAATATCTCTAAAATCAACATCATATCAGCTATCATATCAATATTCAGATACATCATTCATTAAACATGCTTCTATAAAATCTTTAGATTCATTATTACGTAGATAGTTAGCAACTTCATCAGTATCAAATTCTATTTCATATGGCCATGATGTAAGTTTATTTAATTCATCATATATATAATGTTCGTGTACACTGCCTATAATATCTTCACCAGTATATTGTTCAACATCTTCTAAATCTCCACCAAGTTTCATATAGTTATCAAATATGAATGCATAAGGACCTGTTTCAAAAAGACGCGACCCAAATACTTTATATAAATCTCCAAAATCAATGTCACTTCAATCATAATAGAAAAGACATAATTGTAATATATATTTAAAATCAGGTGTAAATATTAAATCACCTACTATGTCATACACACTAAATAAATCATGAGAATCAGGGTCTGTTTTAAAATCATTAATAATAGCTTTAATATGATTATTTAAAATAGCTGAATGTTTATTTGTAAATAGTGACTCACCATAAATATTACATAAAATTTTTAAAGCTTTTAATTGAACATTTACAGGTTGACCATGATATGCCACATTTAAAAACTCAGTAGTATATTCATCTCTAATAGGTAAACTATAAGAATCAAAATAAGTAATTGTAGCAAATGGGTCTTCCTTAATTGCATTAATAACATATTCAGAATACTTAGGATTATTAACTTCATCTCCTAAAACATTATAAATATGAGCCATACTAGCAGTACTTAAATCAAATGTACCTACTAATAAATTAAAAGCATCTTTATCATCTTCTAGTAATTTATGCAAAGGTACATTGTATCCATGAGTATTACGACATAAAAGTGTTTTTCCGTGAATAATATAATATAGCTGAGCACGCTTATCATATAAAATATATACTGGACCATTCTTTAAGAATGTTTCATAATCACTAGTATTTATGCCTCA